GTGCCGCTAAGCTCGCCGATGGGGAAGGTCAGCGTGGCATTCGATGACGTGGTGACCGAAATCGAAGCGGTCAACGCACCCTTGAACAGAAGGTTTCCAGCGCCCGAGGATGAGGTGCCGATGCCGAAATGAGTGATGGTCGCTGAACCCGCCGTGCATGGGCCGAACGCTACCGCTGCGGCATTTGAGAAGGCATTGCCCGCAACAGTCCAGCCCGCGCCGGATCGGGCAACGGACTGCCTTGCATACCCGGTATAAGACGCTTCGGAGGTGTTCTGTGCTCCCGCTTCGCCAGGGTCTGCCGTGTGCAATGACACATGCAGCGAGCCTGCCGTTGTCGAGCCACGCAGTCCGGTTGCATCGCCTACGTTGGCGATGTCGGCGTTTTGAAAGATATGCTGCAAGAGCAAGGTTTCAAAGGCGTTTGAGGCTGACAAGTTGGTCTCCTATTTGGGTTATTCGAGAGTAGCGGCAAGACGGAACAGGTCATCTGATATTGCGCTACCAAAATTTCGCTTTAGCGAGACCGTCACTGAACCGTCTCCACGCCGATGATGTCATTCGTCATTGGATCGCGGACAATCCTTTGCGCGGGGCCGCCGTCCATCTCAACGCCGACGATATCGCCCGTCATCGGGTCGCGAACAATCCGCTTTGGCGCGCTGCTTTTCTCGCTGATCTGCTGCATGTGTTGCGAAAGAATGTTCACGGCGTTGAGGACCTGGGCCATGGCTTCCGTCCCATGCGGGGCTAACTTGTCGTCCGCGCCCTCTTCCGCCCTGTGGGACATCATCGCAAGTTCGCGGGCCTGAGCCAGTTCAAGCAGTTTCAATTCACGCTCTTGCGCCATTTTCTCGCGTTCGAGATTGGCCTTCTGCTCTTCCTTCGCCATGTCCGCCTGCATTTCCTCTTGGCGAACCATCGCGTCGCGCTCCATTTCGGCGCGCTTTACCTGCATATCGGCGTCAAGCTGCGCCTTTTCCTTGCTGGCCTGAACCGTCACATCGGCCTGCTTCAATTGCGCGGCGAGATTGGCCTTCATCTGCTCAATCTGCATCTGAGCCTGAGCCTTTTCCTGTTCGGGGCTTGGCTTCGCGGCTTCTTCCTGTTTCCGGCGCTGGATATCTTCAGGAATGGGAGCCGTGAAATACATATCGGGCGATTTGATGCCTGCGGCTATGGTTAGGCCCTGCAATGCCTTGTGAGCGTTCTCTGGCGTGACAAACGGGTTGTCGAGGCCCATCTTGTCAACGATCTTTTCCTGCATGGCGATGATATTGCTCATCATCATCATGTCGCGTTCACGGGTGCCCGCGCCGAGGCCCACGTTAACGGTTGCGTCCATATCCGCGTTCCATGACCGGGGATCGAATTGAACCCACTTGTTACGCAAGCGAACCGTTCTAGGCTGATCCTGATGCTCAATAACCAGCTTGAGAATGCCACGGAAGACGCGCTTCAATCCATGCGCCATCGTGCGAACGATTAGCTCGGTCTGCCCAATGCCAGCCGCTTCGATCATAGCCGACGCCTTGGCGGTCATGTTCTGCAACGCGTCCGGGGCCATTCCGGACGACGCGTCATTGATGCCCGTCCGATCCGCCATTTCGTTGTCCAAATAGGACAGCATGGCAAAAGATTTTTCAGCGAAGAAAGGAACCGTATTGAATTGAACGGCGTCCGAAACGGAAACGCCCTGCTTGACCCGGATTGGAAGCCCAAACTGCGGATTAAGAACCGCCTCCGGGTTCTCAATCATGCCCTCCTGAACAATCGGCTGAGCCATGTTCTGCCAATAGAGGTTATCCAAGGTCTGGCGAAGCAGCACCGTCTTGACGCGCTGAATCTCAATCACATCATCAGCGACAGAACCGCCTTCCCACTGATGGGGCTTGCGCTCGCCGGTGAGATCGCCGTACGGCACATCATCCCAGTACTCGTCTTCAAATATGTTATCCTGCCCTGTGCCGCCAATCATTACCACGCGGCGAAGCTCGGCAATCCCGTCGTCATCCTTATCGACGCGAACATAAACCTCGTAATAGTCAACCTCTTGCAGCATGACCTCGGTTTCGGTTTCATGCCGCTGCGAATTGCGGCGGGCGTATTCCTCCGCGTCGGCATCAATCTCAGCGCCGCTCGCCTCCGGCAGGTCCATGACGGCTTGGCGGTCATAGCCCATGGCGATCACGTCTGCCCGGCGCATTCGATCCGCAATGCCGACGATAAGGCTTTCGTCCAGATCAATCGCGTCCGGATGGATCAGAAACTTCTCAGGCGGAACGGCGGCAATGCGGACCTTGCCCATTGTGGTTTCGCGGCTGATCCTCACTTCATGAACCGGGACTTGGATTTCAACAGGCTGTCCCGTCATCGGGTCTATCTGTTGAACAGTTTCCAGCCGAGGCGAGTGCTCCAAAACCTTCACGTCAGGCGCAGCCACAAGCTGCGAAAACGACATGTCGTTCAGGCCGGTGTGGCTTGTGACCTTGATCGTCTTGCGCTCATCAAACCACCAGCGCAGAATACCATTCCGCAGCAAAAGCGCATCGTGCATTGCGGACTGGATCGCTTCACGCGCATCGCATTCCGGGAGAACCACGTAATTGATGTAGTCGCCGGCCTGTTGCGCCTCTTCTTCGTCGCCTTCGCCTACAGGCTCAAATTCCACTACCTTGTCATTGCCAAGGATGGTGCGGACAACGGAAGGGAGTACCTTCTTGATTGCGGATCGCAAATCGCGGCTGACAACCTGCGACCGGCCTTCATAGATCGGCACGTCATCCATGCGACCGTTGTAATAGCCGTTAGAACGAATGCGGTCTGGCGTGCGCTCGGAACGATAATGTTCCGCGTCCTTGATCAGGTTTTCGACAATGCCAGCGAAGCGGCCGTCATCCATGGGCATCAGACAACCGCCCGTGGTTTGAAATTCCAATTCGCATTGTTCGCCTTCGGCAATTCATAGGCAACGGCCATCAACCCAAATGCATCCGCGCCATGCGAGGCCCAATCGTGGTTAGGCCCGAGGCCTATGTTGCGGGTTTCGTCTTGGCGCTCATGATACCAGCCCAAGGCGTCAATGCCGCCTTGACACTTGTCCGCATTGAACCAGATCGACGGGAACAGGCGGCGCGTGGCTTCAATTCGTTTCATCGCCGCTCCCTTTCCTTGGTTTGGCACGGTTTCTGCTTTGAAACCCGCAGCCCTGATATGATCTTCAAACCGAATGCCGGTTGCCGCATCATGCCGCTCGCCATCGTGAGGCAAGACGCACGTTGCTGCGCTGTAGCCATTCGAGCGCAGCCAATTTAGGTGCGAAGCAAGCGGCTGCTGGACCGCTTCGTAATAGTCCAGAACGCGGATTTCCCGCCCGACGAATTGGGCAATCCAGATCGAACACGCATCGCTAAAGCCAATGTCCCAAAACGCCTTGATCGGCATAAGCGGGTCAATTGCCAGCCTGCCTATGCGGCCTTGAGCCTTGGCCTCGGCTAGATGCTTGGCGTAGTACGCGCCGGACATTACCCCGGCATAATCGCCTTCCCAGATATGAGCGTATTGATCCGCGTTGTTTGATAGGCAATCCCGGCGCTCTTGCTCTAGCACGGCGGGGAACCATGGATTGTCAGACCAGTTTGCCCGGATGACGGTTGAATCCGTAGGAGCCGCGCCACCACGAAACAATGCGTCAACCGGATCATTCTTTCGACGCGGGTTCCAGCTAAACCAAATCTCCGAATCGTCCTTACGAATCGTCGGCCTTAGCAGTTCCATCGACCGGGCGGAAAGCGATTGCGCCTCCTCTCCCCAGAACACATCGACGCCTTCAAACGACTTGATCGATTCCGCCGTATGATCTTGCAAACCGATAAACATGATCGACCCACCGCCTGGCGTTTCAATCACTTCCCGAAAGACTTTGAACCCCTGTGCCTCGCCTAGGCCGAATTGCGCCAGCTTGTCCTCCAGCAACCGCTTGGCGCTTTCCTTCAATGACTTCTGGACTTCGCGTCCGCAGAGCCCACGAAAGCCCGGCTGGCTTAAAGCTCGCTCGATCATATGCTCGGCATAGAAATGGCTCTTGCCGCTACCACGACCGCCCCATGCCGCCTTGTATCGCGAAGGCTCAAGCAGGGGCTTGAAAGCCCTAGCTGTCTCGATATCGAGGATCGACAATTGTCCGCCTGATTTCCACGATGGCATTCACGGGGTTGTCCGGGTCGCCCTGCACCTGCAATGGCAAAACTTTGCCGAGAAGCGAGAGGAAGGGACCGGGGTTTTGGACCGCCTGTTGTTTCAGATAGCCGACAAGCTCTTCCTTGCCGCCTGCGAGCGTTGCAGCTTGCAGAATGGCATCTTTGAGCAAAGCGGTCGTTTTGTTCGGCGTGCCCTTCGCGCGGCCTGTCTTTGCCCTATCCAGCTTTAGTTTAGGTGAATTAGCAGTCATTAGGCTATTCCTGAAACTCCGGGGTTGGCTACGAAATAGGCGTGTCCGTCACCGAGCGGTGTGCGAACCGGGATGGGCGGATCGAGGCGGATCATTTTCTTGAATTATTTTCGGATTGCCTGTTGACGGCTTGTGCTACATGTGGCACAACAGGATTGCCAACACGGCAAAAGGAGAGAGAGATGAACGCTACATGGTGGGTGCACTACACGGACCAGAACGGCAACCGGCGCTTGCTGGAGTTG